CATTGATTTCATCTATACGGCTTTGGATGTCCATGTCAAGGTCTTGTAATTCTTTCAATAGCTCTTTAGCCTTGTTCACCCTCTATCTCCTTTTGTGGTATAATAGTCTTTGCGAGAACTATTAGCTGAGGCAGAGAGTGCCTTGGCTTTTTTATTTTATTCTTTATTCGTGATCACACTACCTGCACCGTTAACAGTGACCCAGCCATGCTTCTCTCTGGCTTCTGCTTCTTTCATCCGGATAAGATTATCTGTTATTGAATCTGACTTAGCTTTGTTGGCCTTGGCTTCACCTTCTGCTTTGATGATACCTGCGTCTGCTTCTGCTTGAGCTTGAACTTTCTTGGTATCGGCTTCAACTTTAGCTTTTTCTTGTTCCTGCTTAGCAGTGTCAATTTCTTTTTGTTTTACAGATTCATTTTTGATTGCTGCTTCAATCTCATCTCCTGCATCTTGGTCTGTGATCGTGAAAGATACAAACTCTAGATCATAAGACTCAAATTTTTCTTTAAGAGCTTTGTCGATCATTTCATAAACTTCTGTACGCTTATTACCGAGGATATCGTAAATATCGTAATTTCCTGTTACAGATTCAATCGCTCGCTGTACTGCTGGAGATACTACACTATCATTGACATTTTCCAAAGTCGTATAATTTGAGAAAACTGTCATAGCTTTCTCTTTATTTACTCGATACTTTACATCAATGTTAGTATTCAGCCATTGCCCATCTTTTGTCTGAGTTGTAATTTTCTCCATTGTTTTTGTTTGAACAGATGTCGATAAGGTGTAGACCTTGTCAATAAATGGCATTTTTAGATGATATCCTGTTTGCAGGGTATTTTCTTGTACACCACCAATTGCGCTAACCTTAACTCCAACTGTATTAGCTGGGATACGCTTCACGGCTGTGAGACGAAAAATACCAAGTGAAGCAACAGCTGCAACTGTAATGATGCCGCCTTTAGCAAGTTTTGTAAGTTTCGTTTTTCCTGTTTCGTAATTGTATTCTGTAAACATTGTTTTTACTCCTTTTTTAAATTATTTTTCCATCAAAAACTAGTGTTATTGTACCTGTACCATCTTTGTGCCTAGAGACTAAAGCACGACAATCTGAGCCAAACTCAACTCCTTCAATTGTGATGCTATTCTTCACGCTATCAACGTTGATTATAGAGTCATTTGATGTTTTAATTCTCATGTTCCATCTCCTCGATTAGCCAGTCAAGGTTCTTACGTGCTTTTTTTAAGTCTTCAAGGCCGTTTTTCTTCTGGAATCGCAGTTGATACTTCAAGGCATTTCCAAGATAAAAGCCTTTCAGCTGTTCTGGTGTCATGAAATTCCTTAAGGCATCGATAGACTCCATGCCATATCGTCCTTGATAATGGCTTGGTTTGTTTACGTTGTCAATTATTTCTGGATTCATTCCTTATCCTCCAAAAGTTCTGGTGTTTCAAATCTATTTCCAATAACGTAGCTTTCTTTTAGCGTTTTTGGTTCGAATGGACTTATCCTATCTGGATCAGCGACATTAATACATTCAACATAAAAACCTAGACCATCATGCAATATACCAAGTATATGACCGTTGTTCTTAGATGTTTCAAGGTATTTATAACTTCCAAATTTTACAATCATTTTTATGCCTTGGATTTCAAGCACATCCCCCTCAAAGATTTCCTTGCCGTTCTTGTCAAACAATCCTGTTGATTGGCCTAGTGTGTCAGGATTTACTGGACACCAAGAACCAATAGTAATATACTGTTCGTTAGCTTCAATAACTTGATTGATAATAAATGAATACCCTTCATCTTCAATCAAGTACCCATACTTCCACTCTTCTTCGCTAAAAGCTTTAACGGAACGCCCTCTAAACTTCGGTATCATCCCAAATCCTCCTCTTTGACAAACGAGCCGTCTACCATCTTACCCTTTCGGTCTTTAATCTCATTCCAAGCCATCTGGAAGCACTCAGCGATAGACCAACCTTTCTGCTGACAGTAGATAGTCAACACTACCAAAATATCACCCACGGCATCCTTGCCCTCATCATCTCGTTTCTTGAGATGCGCCTGCGCCAGTTCGCCTGCTTCTTCAAATAACTTCAATGCCTGAGCCGTGCTGTTGTCTGGATTGTCTAGCCCTCGCTCTTTCGCCCAATGTTCAACATGATGCGCTAATAATTCCATATTTGTTGTCATAACATCACCTCATCCCCTACTCTAATCTTCTCATACTGCTCTCTAGTGACTACGAAAATCCCATAATCTCTAATAGTCACTGTATACAACTTGCCGTGTCGTCCTTTCTCAACGACTTTACCATGGATTTCAGCGCCTTGATTATCCGCCTTATAGATAACCATCGGGCGCTTTTCTTCCAAATCTCGAATCCTGTCCATCTGCCAGATGTTTAATCCAGCAGAGACGAGGATACATACTGTAATGAATCGTTTCAATCTGTGCCCCCTCTTCCGTGCTCTTTCAACCATCTATCAAATCCATCAAAAACATTCTCATTTTCTTTGAGTTTAAATATTCCACTATATCTATCATCACAATACTCACAATAATCGATATAGGTTCCACCGTAAAACGACATCACTCCACCTCCTCAATTTAACTATATGGTCGGTCATAAAACCTTCCGTCCATGAAGATCTCTAATGGTCTAATCCAGCATTTTTGCTCTTTATCCAAAGACACATAGACAACGCACTCTTCTAGCGTTTCTTCCCATAGACCTACAGCTATTACTTTATATTCTTTAAGAGTTTTCTTGTGAACCCAATATGATCCAACCATAGGTTTTTTCATCACTCCACCTCCTCAATCTCAATCCCCTCACAATCGAATACCCAGCCGAAGCCAGCTTCTTCTAGTTCTTTGCGGGTAAGTTTAGAATATACTCTGCAACTGTAGAAAAAAACAGCATTCTCATCAGGATTGTTCATAATGTACTGACCAGATGCTTTAATCTTAACCAGATACCTCTTCTCTTCATCGACCTCGTAGCCGAATTGGTGCATGTTGACAAGGGTTTGAATAGGTGTATTATCTACGTCGTTTAACCAAAAAGCGAACTTACTATCAATCTTTCCCGACTCGCTTTTTGAAGATAACCAATCCCACACATTGTACTCAAATTCGTCTTTGTGTTCCTCATACCAATCCGCCACAAACTTCTTAACTTTGACTTTTCGCGGTTCGTCTAGTTGTTTCAAGTCTTCTAGAAAAATTTGACGAGCTAGTTCTCCTGTTTTACCATTCCACTTCCCCTCATATCTTTTGTATTTCTCAATTAATTCCTTAACATTCATCTTCCAACTCCTCAACTCACCTTGTGGCTTTCCAAATTTCCAAATTCTTGGCCATGGTTTACAAAATATGAACCAATCAGGATAGCGTCAGCTTCATCGTCTTTGACGTTCAGGTCGAATTCATCAGACACCTTAGCAACTGCCTGCAGCTTCATTGACTTTTTACTTCGGTCCTTGTAACTAAACTTCCAGTACTTGCGCCAGGTCGACACGTTCACGAAGTACACATTGTCAGCAATCAGTCGGCCAAGAATGATACCTGTCACAATTCCAATACTAATCATAGACTGCTGATTTGGCCCCATGACTGAGTTCTTCTCGACCACAATTGATTCAAAATGGCAGTCGTATTTCTGGAGCGCTCTCGATTGAATTGCTCGCAGTTCGCTAGCCATGAAGCGCCCACGTTCAAAGAAAGATTTGCTTTTATGTTTTAAGACACCACTCTGGACAAGGTCAGAGCCGTGAAATATGGCCCATCCTGTCGCAGTAGTTGAAATGTCTAACGATAATGTCAGAGATTTCATTGCAGTTCTCCCTTGAATCCACAGAGATCAAATAGGTTTCGTTTATTACTCTCAATAAACTCAAAGAACTTCTGAAGTTCGGCCAAGTGGCGCTTTTCTCTCTTGATTCCAAGGCTCGTATGATACTCTGTCGGCATTTTCGGTGTCACCTTAATATCTAACCAGTAGAGAGGCTCAAACACGTCGCCACTTGTATCAAGAGAAGCATCTGCATCTGTATTTCTAAAATGCATCTGCATATCATATTCAATTTTATTGGTGATCGTGATGGTCTTGTCCACGATTTCAAGTGTGATATCTGTTCCTGGTATGTCGATTTTATTTAGCATTTTTTACTTCCTTTTATTTCAATTCTTTTGCGATAGCAGCAATGACATTGACTGTCACACTGTTTCCTGCTTGCTTGTATAATTGACTGTTGCTATTTACTTCTTGCGCTTTATCAAAAGCCCAGTCTGGGAATCCTTGCAATCTCCAACATTCACGAGGTGTTAGTTTTCTAATTCTAAAATCAGGCTCAATTACTCCTTGACTTTCTCCAGTCAAGAGTGTATTGGCTACTTGCTTCCCAACTCGTCCTCGTCTTGTTTTAGAGTTTGGGTGTGATAAGTTCACACTATCCCCAACCTCTGCCTCTGCATAACCTTTAGATGTTGCTTCTTTGACTCTGATTTTAGGTTCAAGACCTCCACCTTGATAGGCTCGGATTGTTGGTGCGATGCCGTCTGTTTCGTAAACCACTCCACATTGATTAAAATTGGGTTGCAGGATTCCGAACTGTTTTATAGCGACCTGCTTAGGCTCTTTGTAATCTGTTGCGGTTAAAGTTCCCACTACACCACCTGAACCATAGACCACGCTTCTAGTTCCTTTCCTTGTGCCATTCGGATTTTTAGTATTGCCTATAATTTCTATTTTTGGTGGTTGATGATCAGATTGTTCACTTTCTCCGCTGATAGGAAAAACGTTTCTGGTACGTTCTCCTCTAAGATGTCCGATAATGAACACACGCTCCCGATTTTGGGGGACTCCAAAATTCTTGCTATTAAGCACTTGCCATTCCACATCATACCCCAATTCGTCCAAGGTTCGGATGATGGTTTCAAATGTAGCCCCTCCGTCATGGTTGAGGAGTCCTCTGACGTTCTCAAGGAATAGATATTTAGGTCTGAGAACAGATGCGAACCTACAGATTTCAAAGAACAAAGTTCCTCGTGTATCTTCAAAACCTCGTCTGTGTCCCGCAATGCTGAAAGCCTGGCACGGAAAGCCTCCACAGATAACGTCCACACTTCCGAATCTTCGAATAGACTCATCTGTGACTCTTGTAATGTCATGTAATTCAATTTCTCCTTCTGTATTGTGTATCGCTTTATAACTGGCTCTAGCGTATTTGTCTACTTCACAAAATCCAACGCATTCATGCCCAGCGGACTCCATACCAAGACGAAAACCGCCGATACCAGCGAATAAATCCAAAAATTTCATCTGTTTATCTAAAAAATGCGACTGCCTTTGTGAGAATTGGCTAAATACGGGCAGTCGCTCGTCCA